CCTTGGGAGGTTTACTGCCTTGAAACTCGTCATAGGAGTATTGTAAGTTTTTAGATTGTAATTCTTTAGTCCAATCCTCATCCGTACCGCAGTCAGAACTCTCATCTTTTGGGGGTTGCTTTTTCTTAGGTTGAGTATGAAATTCTTTCTCAAGCTTTGGTAGATACCTATCGTATAGGTGTAAAGACCCAGCAATATGGGTATAAGTACCAATTCCAACTTCTAATTCCATAGCCATCTTCATCTGTAAACAAGTAAAGGCAAACATATCATAAGGCACACCCATCCAAACATCGTTACTTCTCATATAAGCGGTCATATGAAGTTTGTTGTCCCTTATTAAAAGTTGAAGGCTTATGGTACAAGGCGTGTCCTTACTTGGCTCATCGCTTGCGTTTTTAATGTGTATAATTGCCTGTCTTGATAAAGGGTCAACCTGTAACAATTTTTTCACGTGCTCGTATTGGTCAAACCCGTAGAAATGTTGAATCTTATGGCCATAACCTGAATTTACGTGTTCACCGTCATCAGACATCCTATCCCAAGCTGACGTAAAGTTTTGTATACCCTGTAATTTATTACTACCTGACAAGTACCAAAGTAATTCACCAACCGCATACCGCATAGGCATCTTTCTTAGCGGTGAAGTCACTAAATTTCTTGTAGGGTCATCAATTATTGTTATAGCGTTGATAAACTCACCAGCTACTTGACCGTCTCTTGATTCACTAATAAAACCACGCTCAGATTGCTTACAAAGCTCATTATACCAATATTCCCACGCATCATTCACCGTTTCACAGTGAGCAACGCAACCTATGTTCAAATTTTTCATACCATTATTTATCATTATATTTCCTCCTTAATTATATCTACTTGTTTCCTTTGAAATAGCCCCCTACTGTGTTATTTATGAAACGTGTTACTGTAACCAAAAGTTCTTCAAGGGTTGAATTATTGCGTATATAATAGTCATATTTGAAATCTTCCATACCCCAAATATCCTCCTCTTGTTTTTGTTCTTGAGATACTTTTCTTTCCATCCATAGTGTACTAGCTTTTGGGAAAACCCTGAGTAGTAAAGCTATTTGTTCAGGGTTTCTTTCGTGGAAAAATATCACTTCTGGGTAGTGCTCCAAAGCTCCCTGTATAAGGTCAATAGACACCCCTCTTTCCTGTCCAAATATACATAAGTCCGCCAAAAGCATTCTTGACTCTTTTGTCTTGAGCCCTGACCAACCGAGTAGTTTTAGTGCTTCTTTAGCCTTGTCTGAACTGTGTAGATTAACAATTTTACTTCTAGGGCAGCTTGAAGCCACCATATTTATAAACGTATCTTTACCAGACCCCGCATAACCATTTATAATAAATATTTTTGACATTTAATCCTCCCATAGCGTTTTAATTGGCTCAGTACCGTGTAATTTATGATAAGCCCTCCAATTTATATCCCCAAACATATACTCCCCGTCTGGGAATGAAAAACTTTGTTTGAGATAATGGGTTGCTTCCATATCCTTTAAGGCGTTATATTCAAGTCTATGTAAATGTCGGTTTTCCTTTTTTGGGTCTCTAACAACTGAATTCTTCTTTTCGTCAATATAGTCATAGCACAAGCAAGGTATATTGAAACAGCTTTTACCTTTTTGAAGTATTTCAGCCACTAAGCCGATATCATCCCCGTGCAAATCAAATTCCTCAGGCACTCGTATTTTGTTTTTTGCCATAGCCTTAATATTTAATATTTGTATTTGTCTAGGGGTAACTGCTGAATTGATTTTATACTTAGTTTGGCTATTGTCTATGTCTTGAGAGAAGTGTTGTTTTCTCACATTACCAAGTATACAATCTGGGTTATCCTCAAATATCTCTTTGGCGAGTTTACACATTAGTTGAAAAACCCTTTGACGTATTTCGGGGTGCTTTTCTTCCTCTTTTATTGTAGAATGCCTTGAACAGTCGTTACCTGCACCAGATACTCCCGCAAACAAATAATGAAGGTATTTTATATCGTCATCCATATCAATAGCATATTTGATTTTATTTTTAATACAATAATCTATGATAAAGTTACGGGTAGAACCAACCCCTGTGACAGCACCTTTAGGAATTACAACGTAGTTCAAATTTGGGTTTTGAGCTTTGTATTCTTTATATTGCTCTTTTCGTACCACTATAAAAAACTTGTCTTGAGCTTCGGGTGAAAAGCCTTTCAATATACTTTTGTTAAACTCAAAATCAGGTCTTTTATAGGACGGTATGAAAGTAGGAAATATGTCTTTTTCACTTGTATTTTTTAGGGCTTGTATCATTTGTTTCCTGCTAAACATCAATATCCTCCTCTATGTTGTACTTATTGACTGTCTTTAGAAATGCAGGTAACATCCGCTCTTTTCTGATTTTAGCTGAATTCACTCTAAGTGATATAAAGCCTTGCTCTTTGAAATATAGGACGTTCCTGTCAACGGTTTTCCACTTTCCTGCCACTGCCTCTTCGTTTATAGATTTGCCCCCGTTACGCTGTTGAATTCGTTCTAAACAAACTTCTATAGGGGGTAACAAGGAAAGTATAATAACGACCAATTCGGGGTATTGTATTTGAGCTTTACTGAAGAGCTCAGCGTAGGTTGATTTTATAGTGGAAGCAATAACCCCCTCCATAATTACGTTATATTCTGGGAATTTCCTCAAAGCCTTTTTCAAAGCTATACGAGTGGTTTTGTTATTTGGGAATGTATCCATACCGCCTGTTTTATTTAAGTAAGTTCCCAAAGCCAACCATCCATAGGTGGGGAATATAGTAAGTAATTTTCTAAATTTACCATCAACCGTACCCCATTCTATGTACATTTTTGGGTCATCCATCATAGCCATCGGTATAGTGGATTTCCCTGCTCCGTTACAACCTCTTAAATTGACAAGTATCCTACTCATCAAAGATTACCCCGTCATTTAACCATAGTTTACATCTTTCCTTGCGTATTCCTGTCCAACCTTGGGTTTCCCCTCTCATATTAGCAGGTATTGTCTTTTCCCTTAGCTCCCAAATATCTATACCCTCTGGCATAACATTAAGACTATCAACGTAGATACACTCTTCTAGCATCCTATCTGCGTAGTAACCAAGGTATCTAGTACCCTTGAAGAACTTTCTGAAAGCACACAGCGTTGATTCTATTTGTACTTTAGGTATTCCACCAAGCTTTCTTTGTATCAATTCAACGTTATGGTTGTATAGGGTGTAGTTGTAATCCTTTGGTTCTATTACTTCATCTAAGTACAAAAAGTGGGACATACCCTCTACAACAGTAGCTCCGCCATTTTTCCAGTCTAAGTTGGTTGGGTCTCTGTAAGCTTCTGGCATTATACCGTACAAAGCATCAAAGAACAAATAGGAACCGTGCGGTCCAAAGTACTTCCAGTTTTTCAACATATGCTTGTATATATCCTCAAAGTTATAGTCTTCTCCCAAGCTTTTTATAAGCCCTTGATAAGGTCTGCCTCCTAAGGCTTTGCGAAAACTTTTTACAGAGGGTACAAATTGGTTATTGTTTTTGATATACTTGCGGTCTGGATTAAACCAAAGGGTGTCTCTTTCTTCTTCCCAAAACTCATTAAGTTCTTTCAAGTTTATATCCTTAAATACAGGAAAGCGTGAGAATATTCTTAAAGAGGTGGTACAAGAGTAGGTCAACCCATAAAGAAACGAAAGCCACAATTTCTGGTCATTATCAAAATCGCCTTCTTCAACAAACGGTACTAATAGACAATAGTCAGTAGCCCCGTCTATATAGGGGTCTTTCATCATTTTAACAACTAAATTTTTTCTGCTTGAAACTCCGTTGTCGCCTTTTATTTTATATGCGTCCATAGTGCTCCTTATAACAATAGGAAAGGGCTTAAAAAAGCCCCTTCCCCTATTGGGTCAACGTTTATTCTTCGTCATCTTCTTCATCGTCCCAGTCTTCTTCATCATCTTCAACAACTGGAGCCTTTTTAGCAGGTTTTTTCTCTTCCTTTTTAGCCTTTACTTCAGGCTTTTTTGTTTTCTTCTTTGTTACTGGTACTTCTTCTTCGTCATCGTCATCGTCCTCGTCGTCACTATCTTCGTCCTCTTCATCGTCTTCTTCTACAACTACAGGCTTTTTCTTGGTTGGTTTCTTTTCTTCCTTCTTGGCTGCTTTTTTCTTTGGGGCTGGGACTTCTTCTTCCTCATCCTCCTCATCTTCTTCTTCGTCTTCAAAGTCTTCCTCATCCGCTGCTGCCTCTTGTGTAGGTTTGGACTCTAGTTTTCTGGTCTCGTTGATTTTACCCCTTAGTGTGCCATTATACTCCTCGTGGAATACTTCAATTATACAGCTTTTTCCCACCATTTTGCTTATATCAAGCATCACTTTTCCGTCAGCTTTTACACCAATAGATTGTAATAAGCCTTTAAGCTTCCAAAGGGAGTTTTCTTGTAAAGGATAGTTTTCATAAACTCTACACCCTTTGTCTGGACCTTTGGCGATTTCATAAACTACTTTAATCATATCACCGCCACCTTGTGATACCGCTTCTTTTGCTTCAATAATTTTTGCTACGTGCTGTCCTTCACTTGCTCTTTGATACGTTTCCACTCCTGTGAAATCTACTTTTTTCTTTGCCATTACTTGTTTCCTCCTATAAGTTTAATAAATTTAGCGTATGAGGGGTTGATAACCCTCTTTGGTAACTTGATGCTTGAATCAATTTGAAGTTTTGTCCAATAGTAGGCGTTTGCTCCCAACTCGGCTGCATACTTTACAACCTCTGAGGATACCCCTTCTGAATCGGTTACTTCTTTTGTTATTTTTAACGTGTGTATCCCGTAGTTACACATTCCTTCAAGATACGTCCTGGCTCCTTTGGTTACACTTGGTCTAATATCAGGTAGTATTTCATCTTCCATACCCTCTACAATATCTGTAGTTTCGTGGCAAGTTAGTACTACACAGTGCTTTCTTGAGACCTTATGAAATAACCGTATGAACTCTTCTGTATCTACTTTTAGGTCACCCCAAGTTTGTTGAGTCATTTTTTTCTTCTTTTGTATAACGTTTTCATCTTGCCACTCGTTTGTTATCATTCCAAATGTGTCTACGACAACAGAAGCGTAGCTTTTGTCTTTAATAAGTGCTTTGGCCAACTCTTTCAAATGACCCATGTCTTTGACAACTATAGCACTAATACCTTCTTCGTTGGCGATAGTATTGCTACCATCATCACCGATTCGTAAGTATAGCATAGGTTTGGGAAAAGTTGAAGCCAACTTGGTTTTGCCCGAACCACTTTTGCCATATATTGCCCAAAGGTTATGTTGACCTAATGTTTTGATGTCAACTGCTTCGTCTAAAATACCCATAATTTTACTCCTTCAATATGTAGTTCTTTTGTAATAGGTAATCAATATCTCCGCCTGTAAACTCAGCAAAACAAATATCTCTAAAGTTACACCAACCGCAATCTTGAGTCACGTTTTTGGTTTTGTTCTTTTCCCCTTGCTTTACTATCTGTTTACAGGTGTACAAAAATCCGTCAAAGATACTATCTACCATCTCAGGTAGTAGGTCCATTTCAGCCTTGAAGAAGAAATTTGAAATATTTCCTCCATAAAGGTCTTGTCCGTGCTTGATTATTTCTGGGTCATCAATACCTCTTTTTTTACAAGCCCTATTCCAGCTCAGCTCCGTAATTTGGTCAGATTTTGCGTCACTGAATCGTGAAGATTTTTCCAACCAAATAGGCTCTTTTGCGGGGGTTGACTTGATATAATCCCAGATTACTGTTCGGGGTAATGAACCCCGTTCAATTTGAGTTGCCTTTGCATATAGACACTTTTGCACGTTCATAACTAACGTGTTTTGGTCAGGCTTGCGGCTAAAAGTTTTGTGTTCACCTATTTTAGTGAACTTTTCGCCGTTATGCTTATACAAATACAACTCATCAATTACACCTACGAATTTTATTGGCTCTCCTTTGAAATTACCAATATCTAATTCAAATTTGTGTTCGGTTTTCTGGGGCTGAGGCGAGTCTTTCCAGACTGTTGAATAATCCTTAAAAATTGAAGCAATTTCAGATAAATACTCATCCCCTATGTCGGACTGCCAAGAGGCAGGCATAGCATAGAACTTTTCCTTAATATCCTTTTTTGCTTGTTTCAACTTTTCGGGGTCGTTCCTTTCCTCAAGTAGCTTATGAAAGTCTGTACCAAAATGTAATGGTCTTATGGCTTTATTAAGCTTCAGTTTTCTGATGTACCCAAGGTAATGAGCATACGGACACCGTAAATATGAGCTCACTCTTGAATAACTTATGTTCACAATTCCCTCCCTTCAACTATAAAAACTAGGTAAGCTTGCAAATTAAAATCTTGAGTAATAATTAGTATGCTTTTGTGGCAAAAGAACTAACGTGTTGTTTTTATTCCTTTAGCAATACCGAAACAAGCTTACCCACCACTCTGTATTTTTACGGGCTTGTGACCGTTACGTGTGTATCGTAGCTACATTAATGGGGGGACTTTTCAGCCCCCCAAAACCTAAGGAGTATTATAGTCAAAAGGGTGTTACCTTTTATGCTTCTTCATACTCATCTTCGTCATCGTCTTCAATAACTTCTGGCTTTTTAGCTGTTTTCTTTAGCTTTTTTGCCTTTTTTGGCTCAGGAATTTCTTCCTCTTCTTCATCGTCGTCCTCATAATCGACATCAACTACTGGCTTTTTCTTGGCTTTTTTAGCAGGGGCTTTTGTTTCAACTTCCGCTTTTGCTTTT